CTTTATCTTGTGCTAGTTCTAATCCTTTTTGAGTATTCTCATAGTATGATATATGTCTATTAACATATCTTTGTTCCATTATTACGAAATCTCTTTCAGGATTTAACTTGTATATTTGATAATCTTTATTCTCGTATTCTTGCCATTGATTTTCTAACTTAATTGACCTTTGGACTATCTTGTCATCTCCATATTTTTTTGCTAGATTAATGTCTTTGTCTTTAACCATAGTTTCTAGTTCTTTTATTGCTTTATCCATAAAGTTATGATCCATATTCCAAAGTTCTTTTAGTTCTTTAGCATATTTACTAGAGGATTTACCTTTTAAAAGGCTTTCAAAAAACTTTTCTTTGGTTATCCTCATCATTCTTATATACTTAAGATTACAACTCCATACTTCATCATTAATAAACTTTTCAAACATTAGATTTCTCCAAACTCAATATTCATTCTTTTACTTTCTTCTTCATAGGCTTTGGTAACTTGTTCATCATTGACTTTCTCATCTATTAACTTATTTAAAATAGGTGTGATAATCTTTGACCTAATTGAATAAGGTACACTTGCAGTTCTTTGTACTGCTTGTAATACTTCTAATCGTTTCATATCATCAAGTCTTTCATTATCTCCATAGTCCCATATAAGTTCACTAGGTATTAGATTTTCAGTCATATTTTGACTTTGTTGTAATTTGATTATATTTTCTATTAACTTGTTTATTTGAGGTTCTATTTGTTTTTTAATAGCCTCTATTGTCATTTCACTTGCATTAGCACTTAAGTCTATATTTGCAGTGTTCATATAACTATCTTTTTCATATCCAAATGATGCTGGACTTAATCCTGCCATTTGTATTACTTGATAATCTAAAAACTTAAATGTTTCAATGTATTGTTGTATTCTTATATCCCCTTGTAAAAACTCAAATACTGCATGTTCTTTATCTCCAGGGATAAGTGTAAAGAAATCTTGTAATTTACCTACACTCATTTGTTGTACATTGAAATTATTGTTTGGTTTCCAGTTCATAGTAATATCAGTTGTTTGATAATGTTGAGTAGTTGCTATTCTTGTTTTAGTCTTTTCTATTTCTTCATTGATAGTATTAAATACTTCCATTTCTTCATTTAAAAGATTTTCACTATCTTTAAAGAAACATTGACCAATATCTATATTTACAAGTACTTCATAAGGTAAGTTATAAATAGGTAAGTAATCAGTATCAAACTTACGATTAAAGTCATCTAGAGTTATTGGTATATAATCTCTGCTATTCTTTATTCTAAATGCTTTAAACTTAACAATTGAAGTACCATTGTTAATTTCTATTTCTCTATGTAATTCGTAATTTTCTTTATCAGTTTCAAACTCTTGCACGATAGTAGCTTTTAATACTTTGTCATATTTTTGTACTAAATCGTGTATATCACATTTATTAAGGCATTCTAGATATACTTTGTTATCAAACTTATGTAAGTAGATAAAACTTTCTTCTTGATATATTGCTTTCTCTAATGATTCACTTAAAGTAGGCATTAACCAATTAATATCTAATCCTTCTGTTTGTGTTACTAAATCACTACCAAATATTTGATTTCTTATATATGTTGCTATCTTTTTAGCAGATGGACTTATAACATATTTATCTTCTTCTTTAATATTAGGTATTCCATTAGTAGTTCCAGGTTGTATTACCTTAACTTTTACATTGATATAAGGTGCTTGAAGTGGAGAAAATGGTTTAATTCTTCCTTGCATTAAATATCAATTCCTTCCTCATATTTGAACTCCCAATGTGTTTCTTTTTTCTTTTCATCTGTATATATCAAACGAGTAGGTCTTACAATTATCTTTACTTTATTAGAATGAAAGAACTGTTTTTTGAACCATACATTTACGATATATACTTGATCCTTTGGGTTTTCATTTTCATTTATTCTTAATTTTTTAATACATACACCATTAAGGTATAAGTAGAGTTTCCATTTATGTACAAAAAAAAGCATATTATCCTCCTAGATAACATGCCTTCGTATGCGTTCTTTATGAACCATACCAGATAATTGCACTTCTTTTATCCACTTTAATTGTATCATTTGTCAACTATCACTGAACTACCAACTTGTGTAGTAGTTTCATGGTTTTTTATAAATACATAATGAGTAGGGTATATGTGATAGATTTCTTGTTTATGACACCTTGGACATGGAATTATAATCTCTAATGGTATCTCTTGACTAATACCTAATTTCTTTAAGTTTTCTAAATAACTTTCTATATCTATATCAACTAAAAATCTTTTAGTTAATTTACATCTAATTTTCATTAGTCCTCCTATACCACTGGAGCAAGTCCTAACTCTTGCATTAATGCTAGTACATAACGAGTAGCATCAATAGAGTGGTCTAATTCTTTTTTATAGCAATTAGTACCTTCTTTTTCACTTTTGATTTTATCGTATTGATAACTATCCATTTCTATTAATCCTTCATCTTTACCTGATTCTTCATATCCACTACCTATAAAGTATCTTATAGATGGGCTTTCTAATATTTCAAATATTTCTTTATAGAGTAGGGATTGTAAGTATTCAACACCAGCATTAACTGAACCAGGACCTTTTTTACTTAATTCATGAGGTATATTATCTGCTAACATACGATTACTAAAATGTGTAGCTTCACTATCTAATACTATCTTTGTTATTGGTACTTGAGGATATATACTCTTTAAATACACTAAAAATAACCTTAATTGGTTCGAATAGTATTCAGTAGTAGGATTATCTCCCTCAACTCTAGAATCGTGATAATATATCTTTAAACGCACTAATTTCCATCTCTTTTGTACTTGGTCATACACTAATGCTATTGGTACAAATGTAGTAGGGTTTACATTACCATAGTCTATACCTATTATTATTTCCCTCATAACATATGTTGATGGTATTTCTTTTATTACATTTAATTTAGTAAATACTTTACCTTCAGCAACTACCCATTTATTAAATACTTTTTGTTCTCTTAAACTACCAGGTGGAAACATATTTACAACTTGTTGTATTTTCTCAGTTGTATCTAGTAATGGATTATCATAAGGAAAGAATGTATAATGTATTGCATTTGGTTTATTATCTATATAATCCATTTTATATGGATGTCTATCAGAACCTTCTACATTAAATGAATGAATAGTCTTTAAATATGGATGACCTGCAAAACTCATTTGTCTTCCAGGAAACTCATTAAAACTTTGTTGTAATTCTTTGTTTGAGTATATTCTTGCACTTTCATCTATCCACTCTAATATTAAAGGTTTACCTAGTATTTTATTAAATGACTTAACATTATTAAAACCAAAAAAGAATAGTTTTAAGTTCCATAGATATAATGACTTCTCATCATTATTCCATACTAGTTTATATCTTTTACCCATCTCTTTTAAATGTTGTTCTAATACTTCTACGATATTTCCTTTAAGTGTTTCAATAGTCCAACCTACAATAGCACCATAGTATTGTTTATCAGGATCATATTCGTGGAGTAGGGATGCATACTCTATTATTGCTTCTGCTATGATAAATGTCTTACCACTTTGAGTAGAACCTAATACATATATTTCAGGTTTATCTCTTGCCACTATATCTTCACGTAAACTATTTTGTTTTTTTGATATTTCCATTTTCTAATTCCTCAATACGTTTTTTGTTCTTAGAAATCTTTTTAGTAGTTTCTTGTTGACACTTATTACTCTCAAAATCTTTTATTATCATTTCGTTATTTTCTAATTGTAATTTTTCTTTTTCATCTACTATTATTCCATTAGAACCTTTTAACATATATTTATCTCCAACTTTTATAAACTCCATGCCTAACACCTCCAATCTTTCAGTTGTATTTAAACTATTTTTATATATGAAATCATTAATGTTTATTTGCTTCATATAAATCCTTTTCTAAATGAGAATTATCTATTACATTAATATTTAGAATAGGAGCATCTTTACCTTCTGATTCAAGTAGTTCTCCTAATGTTTCAAGTATTACTTTATAATTTTGTGCATTACCATTTATAGCACCTTTAATTAGTCCTAGAGTTGCTAATTCTCTATAAGTAATTCCTTTATTATTCTTTTCATTTAATAACATTTCAAGTGCTTTTTTCATAGTGGCTTTTTCCCTTCTTGCTTGTCCTGATGCTATACCACCTTTCTTCTGTTCTTCAAGTGTTAGCTTGTATTCTCCAGGTCTTAAGTTTTGTTCGTTTGCCACTTTATCACATCCTTTAAAATAATCCCCATTCGGCGAACTTTTCAAATCCACCTATATTGTCTATATATTCTTTTGCTATTTGTACTATTTCGCTATATGGTTTCCCATCTATTTCTTCATCTCCTATTGCACAACATAGTTCTACTGGTTTTCCTGTTTCTTGTGCTTTTAGAAATGCGTATATATTTACACTGACATCTGCTTTTGATAAATCTTTTCCGTGTAATCCGCCACCTGTTATGCTATCTGCCATATCGCTACCTAGTTTTCTATTTGTTGCTCCTGTGTCCACATCTGTTCCACCTGTCCACTCGCCTAAAGGGTTTACTATTGTATTGTACATATTAAACTCATTCTTTAGTTCTTCACTCTTTGCATTGCTTTGGCATATTATTAACTTGTCTTTATCTAATATGTATTTAACATCGCTTGGATGTTCTTTATATATTTGCCTTGCTATTACACTTAATAACATTTGTTCATCAGTTAGTGGCATTCCTTTAAATATTCCATTATCACCACATCTTATTTTGTCTTCTTGATTATTTGCTAAGTGGCTATCTTGTGGCACACTTATTATTTCTATTCTTATATCAAAGGTTCTTGTTATTCTATATACTATATTGAATAAATCTTCTCGTTTGAAATCAACTGAAGTTTCAATTATTATTTTGCAATGTCCATGGCCTATTAATACTTCAACTGCAACCTTTGGGTTCTCTTCTATCTCGTATGCTAAATCTACTATTGCTCCTGCTATTCTATCTGCAATTTTATCTGGGTGACTAGGATTTACTTTTTCTATCATAATTTAATTGCCTTCTTTCCTGTAAAGTTCTCCCATCTTGCTTTATATCCATAATTATCTGTTAATTTGTGGCATTCGTGGCATAATGTTAATCCATTATCTACATCATAAATTAATTCGGGATATTTGCTTTGTGCTTTTATATGATGTGCTTCTAAATCTCTTGTATGTTTACCACAATTTTGACAAATATAATTATCTCTTTTAAATACTTTATCACGCCATTCTTTATATTGAGAATTAGTTTTTCTTAATTTACTTTCTTTTGTTTTTCCACCCTTCCAAAACCAACTTAATTCGCCTTTATGTGTATTTCTATAATCTAGGTTCCTACATTCATTATTGCAATAGACTTTATTCCTTTTAATATTGGTTTTTATATCTTTACCACAATATTTACATTTATTTATTATAGTTGCTCTTTTGCTCCAACATTCTTTACTACAATATTTTTGTTTATGTTCTTTAAAATCTTTTACTGCCCTAAACTCTTTACCACATACAAGACAAATTCCTATTCTTGCTCTTTGTAAATCAGGTCTTACTTCTCCTTTTCGCATTTTATATCTCTCCAATTAGTTTTAGTTCCATCAGGATTTAA